GAACCACTTGCGCCATTACACCATCTTTAGATTGTTTATAACTCACTAAAGCTCGTGGTGGCTCAATTCCGTTTGTTGAATTTGATATTTGTGCAGAGGTTTCTGCTGGCATTAATGCCATAAGAGTTGAATTACGAATACCATGTTCAGCTAATGATGTCCTAAGTTCGTCCCACTTCATTCTTTCTTTTGGTTTAACCAACTCATCTACTTCTGTTTTGTATGTGTCAATTGGCAATATACCTTCACCATATTTTGTTTCATAACATAATGGGGCTGCGCCTTTTTCTTTTGCTAAATTATTAGATGCTCTAATTAAATAATAACTCCATGCCTCTGCATATTCATCCACAATATCCAATGCACCTTCATCATACTTTAATCCACGTTTAGCAAGGAAGTATGCGAAGTTAATAATACCTACTCCGAGAGGTCTACGATTCATTGTAGATAATTCTGCAGCATTAACTGGATATCCTTGATAGTCAAGTAAAGCATCTAAAGCTCTTACAGTTAAATCACAATACTTCTTAAATTCTCTTGGATCATTAATTAAACCCCAATTAATAGCTGATAATGTACATAATGAAATTTCACCATTCTCTGTATCATGGAAACTGGTTAAACCTTTTGATGGTAAATTAATTTCACAACATAAGTTACTCTGATGGATAGGGGCTTCTTTCTCATTGAATGACCCATGGGTATTAGCATGATCAATATTCTGTAAATAGATTCTACCAGTCTCTTTACGTTCAGTTAAGAATTGAGAAAATACCTCTAAGGCTGGTAAAGTCTTCTTACGGATATTACGTTTCTTCTCATACTTCTCATATAATTTTTTAAACAACACTTGATCTTCACAGAAAGCATCATATAAACCTGGAACATCTGATGGTGAAAAGAATGTAATGTTACCACCACTCAATAGTCTTTCATACATTAACTTATTAAATTGAAATGCATAGTCCAACTCTCTAACACGATTTTCTTCTGTACCCTTATTATTCTTAAGGACAACTAAGTCTTCGAATTCATAATGCCATATTGGGAAATATACTGTAGCAGCTCCACCACGAACACCGCCTTGTGAACAGGATTTTACTGCCGCTTTAAAGTATTTTAAGAATGGAATAACGCCGGTGTGCGCAATAGAACCATCACCAATATGTGAACCTACAGCTCTGATCTTACCAGCATTAATACCCAATCCAGCCTTCTTTGAAATATATTGTACAATTGTAGATGCTGCAGCATTAATAGAATCTAGGGAGTCATCAGTTTCTAATACGACGCATGAAGAGAATTGTCTAGTAGGTGTACGCACCCCTGCCATAATCGGCGTAGGAAGCGAGATATAGAATTGTGAGATAGCATTATAAAAAGCTTTAACATAATACATACGTCTACCATTATAGCCAGCAAATAGCGTCATGGCAATCATCATATACAGCATTTGAGGGGTTTCGTATATAACTCCGGTGTTTCTATTTTGGACTAAATACTTACCCCTAAATTGTTCCATACCAACATAAGTAAATGTGTCATCTCTTTCGTGCTTAATAACTTCATCGGTCATATACTTGAATTCTTCTGAAGTATAATGATTTAGAATATCAGCATCATATACACCTAACTCAATGTTCTTCTTAATATGGGAATACACCGTTGCTGGTTCAAATTGGCCATATACATCTTTACGTAGTTTATAGTTAACTAATCTAGCAGCAACAAACTGATAGTTAGGACTATGTTCTGCAATAAGATCTGCGGCTGACTTAATAAGTAATTCATGAATATTAGATGACTTCATTGAGTCATACAATTGTACATTAGCCTTTAATTCGATTTCTGATTGTGACACGCCCGTAATGTCTTTACAAGCCCATTCTAATACACGGTGAATCTTTGATAATTGAAACGGTTCAACGGAACCATCACGTTTTTTGATTAATATGTTACTCATCCAATTTCCTTCATAAATATAAATACTATAAGTATATTATATCATAGTTTAACGCAAAAGTACAATTTATATATAGATATTTTCTTTTGTGTTGTATATAGGAACGCCACCAAAATGTCCGATTGGATCTGTTGATTCTACTGTTACAATTTGTCCTGATTCAAGCATATGAGGACCTAATTCAATACTTTCCACTAAATCATTGGGTGTTGTATCATATCCGATTTCCTCTAATGCATTTAAGATAGCTTCTTCTGACATGCCAGTTTCTTCTCTCAATAGAAACAAAGCTGCAGCATATGAAGCAATTTTTGATTTGCCGAATGGGACTTTTTCTAAAATTCGTTTAATATTAAATACTAATCTATGGAATGTAGTATAAGAATCTTTCGCAGCTGATGATTTTAAATCTTTAGATTTAATTAGATTCTTCCCATTCTCATCAATAATACCATGCTCAAAAGCTTCCATATCTTTCCATGGAGTCACTAGTGTCTTTAGAAACCTAAACGTATAATATAAATCTGCTGCTCTTGATATTGACATATTACTTATTTATACTATTTACTTGTCCCATGGATTATAATATTCGTGTGTATCTGGATCTATTTCATCACCAAAATTGGCTTTCGTACATCCAATAAGATGAATTCGATCGATTGTTTTATGTGCATTAAGTGCCGTGTGTCGCCTGGTTGTGTCAACTAAAAAATGGTTACCATTAGCCGGAAAATTTACTACCTTTCCATCAAGAATAAGCATTGCTTTTCTGTTTGTAATTAATGGGACATGTAAACGTATCGTTAGATCTTTATGATATGAATAACATTCTTTAGGTTTTATATTCATCAGTCTAGCCCTGTATAAACCTAAGTCTTTGCATACTTGATTTGTATATGGCAAATTAAAAATGAATTCAGTAAATTCGTCTTCGCCACACCCAAGATCAAACCAACTACCAGTTCCGTGTATATGACCACGTCCCTCACTAGTTTCTTGTAATGCAATTTGGGAATTCCATTTAGGGAGAGATTCTATTTCAGAAAGAATTTTATCGATATCGATATTATTTTCAAACTCTTTATATCTCATATTTTTCTTAATACATTAATGATATCTGAATCTAATGCTATTCCAACATAATGATCTTCTGGTAAATAATGTAAATATACCAGAAATGTTTTTACTATACTCTTTAAGTGACCATCAGTATTAAGCATGATCATGTCTGCGGCTACCGGTGGACCTAATACATTACCAAGTACTACCATATGATTTAATATCAATCTTTCTTTTAAATCATCATCTCTATAAAAACGATTAATCAATCGATTAATATATTTGAACCTACACATATCAGAATTAAATTCTTCGGTTGTAGCCCATTTATTTTTCTGATAATGCTTAGATGCAAACAGATCAAAGTTTTCTTTGCTCAATTCTAACATAATATAAAATCCTTATTAAAGGTTTAGAAAGTTCTTTAACTGCTCCACTAAACTAGATTTCTTTTCTCTACGATCTAATTCAATACCTTTTGTTCTACCGAATTCTTCTAGTTCTTTCTTAGATGCCTTCTTCATATCAAATTCTAAATTCTTATTAGGTTTATCATTTAGCTCAACCCATCGTTGTCCTGTTTCCCAGAATTCCTCTTTAGTTGCTTTTCTTCTTGCCATCACTCACTCCTTGCATATGTCTGAAATCCAGACGTTTTTAAGTTCATCTCCAACCAACAATTCTACGTGGTTGGTACATAATTTATTTATAACTCCACTCTCACGAGTTTCTGCTATAATTACTTTATCACCTTCATTAAATAATTCACCAGAAATATACTTCTCTCTAATATATGATAATGGTTTCATCTTAACATCTTTTCTGAAGCAGTGCGACTCTTTAAGACCTAATCCTGCCCTAACAGCATTCATCAGTTCTTTCGCTCCTTTAAATCCTTTTGGCATACCTTTTGTGAAGGTAACTAGATCATTATCTTTAGCGGCTGCTCTTAATTTAGAAGCAGACATACCCGATACACCTTCATCGTCCGGGTCTCTCTCACCTGCACTTACGATCTTTATTCCACCTTCAAAATCATATAAACCATGTCTTGATTTTACGCCATTGTACTTATTAAGTACTTTATCAAATTCCTTAACTCTGTCTGAACCAACTACGACCACTGCGTGTTTAAATCCATCATTGTATGCAATTACTAATGCGTCGAAAAATGTACGCACCTTCTTATCTAATATAATATGACGTGCATGTTTAGGAAACATCTTACGCATAAATTTAATTTTATCTATATATGATAAAGGATCTTTCTTTGAATTTTGAGTTTGTGATACATATACTCGGTGTGTACCAATCGCTGACTTCATTGAAGCATTAAGTAGCTTCTCGTGCCCTGAGGTTGGTGGATTAAATCTACCAAAATTAAGGATTACTGTTTCACCAGCAGCCTCTTTAAGATAGTGCTCCTTAAACCGATTCAAATGCATTACTTGCCCTTATTAGCTCTAACTCTGTCTCTATTAGCTCTTTTAACTTTAGGCATAATTTTCTTAGCCAATTTAGCAATTGCAGATTTCTTCTTATCAAGTTTCTTTTCAAGACTTCTCTTACCCGACATACCCATATCTTTTTTGTCTTTACCTTTAACAAGTTTTTTGGCAATAATATCTCTAGCCTTTTTCATAGCCATCTTCTTAAGCTTTTCAGGATTAGCTGCTCGTTTTCTAGCTTTCTTTTGGCCAATCTTAATTTTAGCTTTATTCTTTTTCATAGACATCTTTCTAGCCATTCTTTGTTTTGCGTCTAATGTTATCCTCTTGCATCTGATTCCCATCCTTTGATTATGTTCTTTGAAAAATTGTTATGACTAAACTCCATTCGATCTACAATCTTCACAGCGCCATTCGTTAAATGATCAATAGCAACGAAACCTTCAGCTCCTGTTACTTTAAAGCCATTTTTAGTCTTTACAAATGTATTTATACTATCTACCTTATTCAGGTGTACTATTAACTTACGCTTAGCATTCACTAATTCGTTCTGCATATCAAACATAAGTTTTAAATTCTTTTTATTAGATCCAGAGAAAAACTCTAATGCTGCAATCTTCTTAGCATTCTTACGAGCCTTTCCTTTATCAGTCTTTAGCTTATCTATCTCTTTATCATAACGTGCATGTATCCAATCTATGAGCTCTTGTACGTACTTACTTGTGTTACTTATTTCGACCTGAGCTCGCACTTTCGTGTTTCGAAAAGTATTAATGAAGAGGTTAATTTCTTTAGATGTTGACACGTCTTTGAGAACATCTGATTTAATTTTGTTAAAGATTTTACCTGCATTGGAGATGTGTTTAGTAATTTCATCTGTTTCCTTTTTAGTTAATGTAGCAACTCCTGACATATCCGGTAAGTCAGCACTCTTTTGCCATACGGTTTTAGTTTTCTTGAATTCACTTAACTTAACACCAAATGAGGCATTCATATTTTCAAATGAAGTTCCCGTATACTTAGTATGCCATACAACACCAATCTTAGCAGCTAATACTTCTTTAGCGTCTTTTACTGGTATAGCATATACAATTGTATTAGGATGGAATGTAATATACTTCACTCCATCAATGGTTTCTTTCTTTAGGTCTGACTTGGTGAACATAATATCGCCTTGATATACACCTTTCTTAATGCCTACCTTCTTTAACTCATCGAATGCCACCACAAGCTTAGCGCTAAGATCACCGGAAGTATCGGCAATAATATCAGCATGAGACTTATACACTTTAGGGTTTTTATTAAAGATTCCTTTTTTAGCAACGAAAAACTCCCCGTCTTCAGGATCAATACCAGCGAATACGGCTGGCGCACCATCCCACTTGACTGTTACTGCTTTAGTGTCATTAGAGTGCCCACCAAGCATATCTCTCAAATCACGAAGCGCGTTAATAGCAGCACGAGTACCGTCAACTCCACCATCAATAACCATATCTTCGATATGGGTCATATGTGTGTTTTTTGCTTCTTCTATATAATCTCTTAAATTCATTTTAATCTGTTCTGTAATAGTTCCATAGTACTTTATGCATACAATCTAATTGTTCTAA